AATCAGCAAAGGCGGCTCCAACTGGCCTAGAAACCTTCAGCTGCTATGCAAGAAATGCAACCTAAGTAAATCCGCCAAAGATCAAATGGACTACATGAGAGAACTTGGAAGGCTGCTATGAGCGAATATGATGACGACGATATTCCAGAGATTGAGACATCAGATCTAGATGACTTTCCTTTAGATGCTGTGGCGGCAAGGGTCGTTAGCTTTACAAAGCTGCTGGCTCTCGTCGATCACGTTAAAAACGAAGAGGCACAGAAGGAAGCCATCATGATGCTAAAGGCTGTTCGACGGTCATTTAAGACGATCCCGACGGCTGACGAGGTTACTCCTATTAAGTCCTAGTGTATCTTATTGGATACATTTTGGAATGTCGTCGCTCGGCATCATTTGCGGAGAATATCGGTTCTATTTGCCGCATTTTTCTCTAATTCAAAAATACGTTTATCTTGCCTTCCAATACCTTACGAGCGGTCATTAAATCGTTCTTTATGTAGTTTATTAAATTGCGCCTTTTGATCTTCGTGAGTCCTACAGGTTTTATTATCAACATACACTCTACCATCTGATAAAATTAATCTATCATTATTTTTATCGTGGATTAAATCGTAATCAGTTCCGTTATTTAAGTTATGTCCTTTATGCCCCGGAATAAGAAGATCGTGGATATATTCTAGTGATACTTTTTTACTCATTTCTCTACTCCCACTACCTTACGGACTGCGCATAATGACGGCCCATCAATCATTTAATCCACCCCATAACTTTGTAGACATACTCAGCGCCACGCCACTTCAAGGCAGACTTTATGCTGGCAGCTTCTCCGGCATATTGCCAGTATAATGCGCTTAGTTTCTTGTTTTCATCATCTAGTTCAACAATGCGTTTATCTTTTCTCTCTAATTCATACAATGCCTTCACGCATATCTTGGCTTGCTCATACAATTCAGCATCCTGCAAAGCCAAAATTAATTTGACAAACTCAGGGTATGTTTTTTTGTCTGTCATTTTACGCCCCTAACTGCGTTGCGTAATTTCTTAATTTTTTTTCGCAACTTCTTTATCTCTTTAGCCAGAACAGCAATTTGATCTTTCTTCTCTTCTTCAGAGTATTCAATTTTTGTTAGGTCTTTTGGTGTATCGTCTTTGCTCATTGTCTTGAATCATAAGAAACAATTAATGACTTGGATTCTACTACTGATGCATTTGCAGACATAACCGCCAAGGCCAACATAGATAAAATTCCAATGCATAACATTGCGTCAATCTTCATATTTAATTTCCCTTCATAGTGAACTCTTTGATGGGAATAAAATAAACAGGCTCAATGTCCTGATCATCATTCCTATCCGTCCTTCCACCAAAGCCGAGATTTAATCCTTCTACCGTCTCTATTTTTATAAAACCTATTTTGTCGTCCCACTCTGCAACAACAAAGAATGGCTTGCCTGTGTTGATCGACGTATAAACGCCCTGCCATATCTTGGCGGCGCTTATCATTAAGGTTGGATACAGGGCGCTACTATTATTCCTGCATTTCACCTCTGCCCACGCAGTTATTTCTCCATTTGTAATAATGGCAAAATCTACGCCATATCTAATTGGCAGTTTTCTTACTGTCTTTTCAGTGCCACTCAATAAACGATTGACGGCAGCAAGCTCGCGCTGGCGGTCGTCTGCTGTCTCATATAGTGGGCGTGCCATCACGCATTAACTCTTGTTACTTTAGCATCCCAGCGAACAGATTCTGTAACAATTTTTGGATCTTTCGCGTCTTGTGTTAAAAACTGTGTTGCTATTGGACCAACGCCAAGCGCCATCCAATATCTTGCTCCTGTTGCTGGTTTTCCGTCCCAATTTTGCAAGTAACTAAATTTGATCACATCTTGATAATAATCACCAAGCACTTGCATTTGAGATATACGTTCTTCAAAATGAACAATTTGAACGCCTTTACTTGATGCTGGCGGCCAACATTTGAAAAAATCAAATTTTGGATAGTCTATATAATCAGATCCAACTTCTTGAAACTCACCCCATCCAATCGGAGGATTTAAAACTACTTTTTTACCTTTTGGATAGTCGTCCCTCCATTCAGAAATACCAAATCCTGTAACATACCGATAATACCACCTATTTCCCCAACTTCCATCGGGTAAATAATTATTATACAGCATTGAATCTGAGCCCTTGTCGTAGCTAAATACAGACGTAAAAGACGGTGTATCTGGCGCGACATAGTCAAAACGCCTCAATTCTCCTGTTTTAAAAAGCGGCCAATAGGAAGGAACAAAAATCTTCATTTTTCCATCTCCGAAAGTCTTAGCTTCTGATTAATTACAGTGAACTTATTGGATATTGTATTTTCACTTGCCTTATATGTTTGCGCTATTTGCTTATGCGTAAGACCTTGCTTCTTTAACTCAACTAGGTTTTTCTCATAATCAGTCAAATCAGCAGGATCTTTAAACCTGCGAGACTGAGTATCATGCATAATCTTCATGTCTCTCTAGCTCCTTGCGGCACGGCGGTATCCATCTCAATACAGTTACCTTTTCTAAGTCATGCAAATTGTCGATATACCAAACAAGCCACGCATAGCTGGTGGCTGTTGAGGCTTGTTTATCCATACGGCCCTTTACCATAGGGACGCGGCCAGCAAACTGCGCAACTATGTCTGGAGGATTGTGCATATACAAAGTATTGTATCTCATGCAACCCTCTAAAAAGGACGTTCTTACAAGCATAGCAACGCCGTCTGTTGCTATTGTCTGGGCCTTTTCAATAAATTGCTGGGCTTTGGTAAATGGCGGGTTCGTTATTACCCAATTAAATAAACCGCCCATATTATCGGCGGCTAAAAAATCACATGTGTTGCCTTCGCCAGTATAGTCGTGGATGTCAGACTCAGAGACAGACTTAAAGTATTCCTGCAATGGCCTAGCCATATAACCACGATTAGCAGCCGGCTCCCATACGTTTTGATCTCTTACGCGATCTTTCCCGATCACATGTTCGATCAATGCGCGTGTAGCCCAAGGTGGCGTGGGATAATCTTCAATCTTATCTTCGCGGTCAAACTTCTTCGCCGCTATTGCATATATCCCCGCCGGTTCCATTTTCTTTCTCCATATCAATAGATTTACTAATTTTAACTTCTACATTTGGGACAACAGGATCTCCATTACCAGTCCAAATATAAAGACTGCTGTATGCGGCGTGTGGTGGACCTAGATCGCAATGGAAAGTCCATCCTAGTTCCTCCCATAGCTTTTGTTGATGGTGCGGGACATATTTGTAAAAATTATCTTCAGGCATATCCCACACCAATTATTAATTACAGTGACGAGATGATCTCATCTTCAAGCGCATCTAGATTTACAGCTCCAGTAGGAAGAGGAGCCGGCCTTCTCTTTGAGCGCAAGGATTCAATATTAGATGATGGTATTGTAAATGATGGGCCTTCGCTTTTTTCTTCTTTCATAGCGAAGTGGCCCAAGAAACCGATGTAGCTTGCACCATCGACATAATTATCTGAATAATCTTTATTCATACGATGACGACCAAGTTTTGTGCCAAGCTGAAAAGCAGCAACTTCATACTCTGTCACTTCACGGCCAAGAAGAGCACCGGTGATCTGAGCAATTGCCTTGAAACACTCGTCTGGTGTTCCGTATTTATTGCTGCGATCAGAAATTGTAGCAGCAGATGACGTCAATATCTCTGTATATTTCATTATCTATTTCCTCTGTTTGCTAAATAAGAGTCACCGTTCATCACTTTAATTTTACCAACAAAGCGATAGTTCAAAGCAAGCAACCCACGGCTTACTTCAGTTCCAGTTTGAGATTCTCTGTAGAACTCCTCAACAATAACAAAGTCGCTTGTCGTTAACGTATCGACAAACTCTTCTAAACTATTTGAAGTATGTTCTACATTTACTTGATGAACAAGGTTGCCATTAAAACTTGGCATATTCATCGTTACTAAAAACCTCATGTCCGTTCCTTGTGTAATCGGGGTGTGATGCGGCTTCGCGAGTAACACCACACCCCGTATTAGAGGGCTTTAGCGCCCATCTAATCTATCAACCAAAATCATCATCTCCACCAGCTGGAGCAGATACTTTTGTAGAGCCCGTTGCAGGTGGAGCTGAAGGTGCTGCAGAAGGGGCAGACGAACTACGCGACTGATATACCAGATCATCGGGACGCTTTACCCATCCCGTAATCTCGAACACCGGCACGTAGTTCGTTGTCTTCAAAGCCCCTCCGCTTGAAGTCTTAGCAATTGTATCAGCGAGTGATACTACTGGCAGTTTTCCGGGATTAGACTTAACGCCCGCATCGTATTCGTCCTTGAGTTTCTTGATGCCGTCGAGGCAGGCACCCGCATTTGAGGCGAACTCGCGAACGTCCCCGCCGCACTCTTTGGAAAGTTTAACAACAAAGCGCACACAGCGTTTGAAGTTTCCCTCTGATGGCTTTGGGATTGAGCCGCCATCAGCGAAGCGCACGAGACGGAAATCAGGAGGGCCGTTAGTGAAATCAGACCAGCCAATCTCAACATTCTCAAAATCCATAATAGCTTTGAAGCTGCGCGTAATATCAACGTCATTGCTTTCACCGTTTTCACGGTCACGTCTCGTGATACGGCCTGAGCGCGCATCATACTTAACTATTGGCAGAAAGGTTACACCTTCACCAACGCTATCAAAAAAACCATTGAAAGACATATTACCACTCCTTGATGTGCTAATCTGGTCTAGCACTTACCTCTCCCCATTATGGGGAATCCCTTCCTGCATTCAGCGTAAAGACGGATGAATGTTTTCTAACTTTTCTAAAATTTCTTCATGAGTTTCTTTAACAAAAAAAGCACATTCTGCTGAAACTGTGCGAATAATTGAACGTTTCATTTCTACTCCACAAAAATCAATTTCAATACCTACAATCTTATTGGCTTTAATTAGAATAGGAAGATTATCTTCAAAATCTCTCAAAATAATATAACCAAACTGAGAAGCAGAAATTTCTTTATCCATCATATCCCCCAAACTTCAAACACAGACTGACGCACCATTGCGTCCTTAAAGTAAAAGTGATCGACCTCTGGAATGACGTGTTGCGCCAGCTCCATAGGGTCTTCGCTTATCGATAGAAACCGTTGGATCGCAAGACCGATTCGCTCCAAACTTTTGACATGTTCAGATACATTTTCAAGCCGATAAGTCGCACACTTCTTCGTCGTGACATAAGTAAGTCTTGGGTCATTCTCATTGCCACGGGCAGCAGTATACAGAGCAACCTGTCTTGCGTGGTTTGTAGATATCTTAGAAGGGAGAGCATGTGTCGTCTTTAGATCTATTAGTATTTTGTGGTTAGACCACTCGAAATCATAGTAGCCAATGAAAGGCACCGCAATACCCTCAAACCAATGTTCAATGGCTCCCTGATAGCTTGTTGGCTTCCCATATGGCATGAGCTCCTTATACCCAATCTTAACCATCTCTGGGACGGCGTCTCGTTCCTTCTCACGGGAAGGATCGCCGGATAGGGCAGACAGACGCCAAAATTCTTCGTCAGCAACCTTAATGCATTCTTCCACGGGAGCTCCGGTTACGAGCCCGTGCTCAATGCCCTTCTCGGTCGCGCTACCGCGATATGCGGCGCAGCCTACCGGGCCCTTGCGCTTCAGGCACTTATCCAAGACGAACATTGCAGGAGAACCCGTAAACAGGTTACAGGTCGACGGAGATAAATGTTCGATGCCGTGAGCAGAGAAAGGATTATTTTTCACAAGACCTCTATGTGTAGATCAATATCGATTCGTCATCACAACATATAGAAGTCGGGGGTCTGGTCAACTAAAAAATGAACATTGACAAAAATTTAGGTTTGGTTGTAGCGTTGTGATAATTGTTTGAGATTGAGATATGAAAATAAATCTCAGGAGAAATTATGACTTACAAATGTGTGATGGGGTGTGACCCCGGCGCAAGTGGTGCCGTCGCCTTTTACTATACAAATGATATCCATCTTATTGCGGCATATGATGTGCCAATTATAGGGAAAGAGATAAATGCTACTGCCTTGGCAGAGATCATCAGTCACCACAGCCCCGACCTCGCTATCGTGGAATCTGTCCATGCGATGCCGAAACAAGGCGTATCGTCGTCGTTTAATTTCGGCGTTGCCTACGGTGTTGCAAAGGGTGTTATTGGTGCAGCTGGCATCAGAAAGGTTGATGTCTCTCCTGCTAAATGGAAAAGATATTTTGGCCTTTCGGCAGATAAAGAAGCGGCTCGTGCGCTTGCGATTAGTCAGTGGCCAAAGAGCGAACACTTTCGTCGCAAGAAAGATCACGGTAGGGCCGAGGCGGCGTTACTAGCACTTTATGGAGCACAAACACAGTTATAAAAAACGCCGCGGGTGTGAGTCGCGGCGTTAAGTTGTGGAGGTCCGTTATGTCTAATTACGAACTCCTCACTTTTAATAATTATTAAATCTCACGTCAATAGATATAACCGAGGCCCCTCATGTTACCCGAATTTGATGAAGAGTTTGCCTCTACGGCAGACTATGCAAGGCTTTATCGCTCTATTGGATTGCAGGTTGTTCCTGCAATGCTGGAGTCGGAAAAGAAACAACCAACAGACACAATCAAACGTCCAGCAATTAACTGGCGTCAATTTACACAGGAGTTGATATCAGATGAGCAATTCGACGAATGGTATGGACGAGCAGGGATCTATTCCCAAAGAGGTAATCTGGGTATCCTTACTGGCGTGTGTTCTGGGCGCGTCTTTGTTCTTGATCTCGACACCCATAAGAACCCCGTCGCCCAACTGTGGTGGGACAACGTTTGTCAAACCTACGGAGGAGCGGTTAGCGAAACCCCTACCCAGCGCACCGGAGGGGGCGGGCTACAGTTATTGTTCCGCTATCCCGAGTCGTGGGTGCCCCCTACCATCCGCACGCAAATCGGCGTGGACATTAGAGGCGCTGGTGGCTTCGCAGTAATTGCGCCCTCCAAGCACGAATCAGGAAAGAACTACGAATGGCTCGAGGGCCTCGCACCTTATGAGGTGGAGATAGCTTTAGCGCCAAAAGAGTTCCTGCAAGAGCTGGACGACCTCGCGGCCCAAAGTGGTCACATAAAACCACAAGAGCCAATTGAGGTCGTCAATCCAAAAACCGGAGAGATAACTTACACACTTAAAACCCCAACACCTCAATATGCAGAAACGGCGTGGGGCGAGGCGGCTGATGGCCGTGAGGATAAGATGACCCGTATGGTGTGGGGGCGTATCCTCGACATGTATCGGGACAGCCCCATACCAGATGGGAAAGAAAGACAGGAAGAGATAAAGAGAGAGCTCTTTGAGGTTTACGTCTCTAAGGTCGTCACACGAATAAACGATCCGGGTCAGCCTAAGCACTTACTCTTAGAGCGCGAAGGCAGGGGCATCACATTATTCAATCAGAAGTGGAACTCTGCGATGCGGCTTTGGGATACCAAAGTCGCGGAGCAGGCGCAGATCGTCAGAGAGAAGCAGTTTGAG